GTTTAGTGCAAATATTAATGCTGTTACAGCATTTGAATTTAGCAATACAAATAATACAAGTGGTAATGGCAATCTTGTAAGTCTTTTAGGTTCTAACTGTAATAATACATCAAGTTATCATTTAATAGCAGCTACAGGTGGAGCAGACAAATTCTACTTATATGGAAATGGCACTTACACAACAGTATCAGATAGAAGATTAAAAAAGAATATATCTACAATTCAAGATACTTTTCTTGACAAAGTTTTAAAGTTAAACATTGTAAATTATCAATGGAATGACCAAACAGATAATGATGCTTTAGAATTAGGAATGATTGCTCAAGAGGTTGAAGAAATAATACCATCAATAGTTCACGAGGGAAGAGAAGATGATAATGGGAATAAATATAAAGGTATTCAAGCATCTGTATTGCCTTATATTTTAATCAAAGCCATTCAAGAACTTAAAGCCGAGATAGATTTACTAAAAGGTGAGCCGATAGTACCAGAAGTTACGACTGAGCCTGAGCCGACTGATAATAATTTAGAATAAAACAAGTACATTTGATAAACCAAAAACAAAAATGAAAACCAAAGAAGAAGTACAGACAGAAGTACAACCAGAAGTACAAAAATTAAAAGTTGAGTTAACAGTACAAGAGTGGGAGGCAGTTTTAGCAGTAATAGAGCAAAGCACAAGTCCGCACATTCAAGTTAAATCAGTAGCCGCCGAGTTAGTTAAACAGTTACAACCGCAAATAAAAGATGACAAACCATAACGCAGATTTAGCGACCGCAGTAAGTGTATCAGGTGCAATATTATCTATTGCAAACATACAACCGATAGTTACCTTAGTAGCCTCTTTGGTTGCCATTATCAGTGGATTATTTGCGATTAGGTATTACTACCGAGCAACTAAAAATTTAGATGATTAAGAACGGACTGATATTTTTATTGATATTAATGTCCGTTTTTTTGTTTTCTATTAAACGGAACAATAAAACTATTACAACAACTACAGTTGATACAGTAACAGTCACTAAAGAATTTACCAAGTTTACAAAAGGCGATAAAATACCATTTAAGATTTTAGATACTATTTATAAGCAAAATTATGATACTACCTACATTATTAAAGATTATAACCAGGCTAAAGAATTTACTGATTCAATTAGGCAAGATAGCAACCTCTTTGTCATCCGAGATACCATCAGCCAAAACAGAATCATCGGCAGGTCATTCCAAGCCAAAATCCAAGAAAAAACCATAACGATTACAAACAATATACAAGCCAAACCTAAATCAGCTTTATACATAGGATTTAGAAGCGATATAAGGCAAGATATGAGCAGAGTGGAACACAACATTAGCATATCATTTAAAACTCGGCAGAGGGGCTTATTTAGCGTCGGTTATGGAATGTCTGGGTATTCAATCGGTTATTCATTAAAATTATAAATATGGCAATCAAACAAAATTTAACAAATCCGTTACCTGTATCATTTAAAGATTTTAGTAAAAACCCTGTAGTAGGTACAATGTTTCTAGTAATCATTGGAATTAGCGTTCTATACATTGATATTAGAGGTAACTTTAATAGTCAATTAGAGGCTCAGAGTGCTAAGATTGAAAAGCTAGAAGCCAAGATGGATGCTATGGGACAGTCACTAATTAAGTGCGAGAGCGCAATGAGTGGAGCATCTGCAAAATTAAGCACATTAGAATCATTAGGTAAAATACAGAAAATCAAATGAGATATTTAGCATTCATACTGCTTTTATCTTCATGTACAACGGCTGAAGTTGAGCAGGTAAATAAATACGATACTTTGCTCTTAAAAATAGAGCAAAGCCAAAAGGTAATGGATAGCAGTATTGTTGAGGCTACAAAAAAGGAGGCTAAAATAATTAATAAAACTGTTCAAAGCATTATTCAAGACAAAAAGCAAATAGCAGAATTAGTTACTCAGGTAGCTGAAGCAAAAGCAAACACAAGGGTTGAGATTCAAGTGCAGACTATTAGAGATACTGTTTTTGTTACAGAGAAGAAAAACTTCTGGGGCAAAAGTAAAAAGGATACATTATGACAGAGTTTTTTAAAGATGAGAACGGAAATCTAAGCATGAAGCGTTTATGCGGATTACTTTGTGTTATAGCTTTATGTGTGACTATGTATCATAACTCGTTTAGTGAGGAACATACTGCACCATCGGCAATACTTGTTGAATCAGTAGCTTTGTTAGCATTCGGTTGTTTAGGTTTGACATCAGCCGAGAAAATACTTAAAAAGAAATGAAACTATCTACACATTTAGATTTATCTGAGGTTATCAGAAGCGATTCTGCTAAACGTAACGGCATTAGTAATATGCCAACAGGTGAACATATAGCAAACTTTATGCTATTAGCTGAAAAGATATTCGAGCCTATCAGGGAGCATTTTGGCGTTCCTATTCATATCTCATCTGGGTATAGAAGCAAAGAGTTAAACGCTAAGATTGGCGGAAGTGCAACGAGTCAGCATTGTAAAGGTCAGGCGGTTGATATTGACATGGATAACAGTACAAATGGAGTTACTAATGCTGATGTTTTTAATTATATAAAAGATAATCTACCATTCGATCAGTTAATCTGGGAGTTTGGCAATGAGGACAATCCTGACTGGGTTCATGTTTCTTATGTTGAAAAACCAAGAAAACAAATCTTAAAAGCATTTAAAATGAACGGAGCAACCAAGTATTTTCCTTATGCGTAAGCATGAAATAATCAGGGAGTATTTAAAACGATTCCCTGATCATGCTGATTTGACAATGGCAAAAAAGATATATGCTGACCATCCTTTAGTTTGGAAGGGTATTGAGACAGTTAGAAGTTCAATCAGGGCAATAAAAGGCAAAAAGCCTGCAAGCATTTGGCATGGAGAGTATAATGATAAATCCTTATATGTCGAAAAAACCTTTAACTACAATCCTTATAAACTCCCAGACTCTGAAGAAAAGATAAGAGAGCCTTATATTTTGCCTGTAGCTGATAATAACATTTTATTGATCTCTGATTTACATATTCCATACCATAACATTCAGGCGATTACTTTAGCTTTAGATTATGGCAAAGAGAATAAAGTAAATACTGTAATTATCAATGGCGATTTGATGGATTTTTACGCCGTATCAAGATTTGAAAAAGATCCGCGCAAAAGGTCTATTAAATTCGAGTTTGATTCCACAAAGGCATTTTTAGTCATTCTAAGAGAGGCTTTCCCAAATGCTCAGATATATTGGCTAAAGGGCAATCATGATGTTAGGTACGAGCATTGGCTAATGGCTAAAGCACCAGAGGTATTTGATGATCCCTACTATCAGTTAGAAGAGAGGCTAAAGCTAAATGAGCAGAGAATCAATCTGATAGGTGATAAAACTTTAGTAAAGGCAGGTAAGTTGCACATTCATCATGGTCATTTATTCTTTCGTGGGTTTATGGCTCCGGTAAACTCGGCTAGAGGCTTATACTTAAAAGCAAAACAATCTACTATTTGCGGTCATGTGCATAAAATCGCAGAGCATACTGAGACTAACCTAGAGGCTGAGGTAACAACAACATGGACAACTGGTTGCTTATGTGAGTTATCGCCAGACTATGCTCCATTTGCAAATAACTACTCGCATGGCTTTGCGCACATCAAAGTAAATCAAGACAGAGATTATTCAGTTAAAAATTATCGTATTTATAAGGGCAAGATATTATAAAAATAATTTCTATCTTTGCGTTATGTATAAAGAGGTCTTAAATAAACTAAAGGTTACAGAATCTATTAACGTTAGTTCAAACATTCAGGTTTGGAGAAATAATGCTACTCAGCTACGTAAAGAAACAGGCAGAGTATTCCATATTCGTGAATTTAACAATCAATGCCTAATCATCCGTATAGTGTAACAAATCAGTTACAATAAAATATATTTTTTTATTTTGTGAATTATTAAAATAACTTTTTTATATTTGATCAGCAATTCAATGAAGGGTTGCTGAAAACTTGCAAATCATGACAAACTTAAAAGCACAACAATTTATCCAGGATGAATTTAAAAGAAGAACAGATTTAATCAATGACGAAAATTTTAGAATTAAATGTATTGAAGTTGCAAAGCAAATGGGAATTACTGCAAAAGAATGGAATGAAAGCAAAGGCGTAATAATTCTTCATTTAGCTAATGAGGTATGTGGATTAGAAAATAAATTAAATAGATAACCATTCCTGTTCCTGCAAGTCAGGAATCTGCCGCCTCGCTTGATCAGTCAAGCGGGGATTTGGCAGTACCGGGATGTTCCGGATTAAAACTTGCTATATGAAAACTTACACAATTGCATTTATGGATAATGATTATAATGATTTAGTCATTAAAAATAAACAGTTTAACAATTTAAAGGAAGCCAAATCATACGCTAAAGAGATTTTAGCTAACCTTTGTGATAATGACATCGTAACCTTTAGAATTTACTAATATGGAAATTATCATCTTTTTTATTATTATGTCGGCAATACTGATAGCAGTAGCCGGAGTATGTGACTATTTAACCAAGAAAACAAATGGATAACATGATTAACTCAGCACCTATGGGACATAACCTAGTAGTGCATTATGATCGTAACGAGATCAATTACCCAGCTATGCAGACTTGCAGTTCATGCGATGGATGGGGAAAAATATTCTACTCTAATTGTTGCGGTGAGAGAATAGTAAACAACAAATGTACAGATTGTGGCGATGCCTCATTTGAGATGTATGAGCAATGTGAAGAATGTAACGGCGATGGGGAGGTAGAAATATGAACTTATTAGAGAGATTAAGTCCAAAGCATTTAGAGGTGCTAAAGACTGATGAGGAAAGATTCCCAAACACAATGAAAATGTTAATGAAAGAATTGGCAAATAATAACCATTGGATTGATTTAACCTATCAAAGCATACATACATTATATTTACATTTAGAATTACAAGACTATTCACCAACTTCGGTTGAAAAAATATTTAATCATGAAAAGCATTTGTAGAACAGTATACCCTGATGGTAGGGTAAATGAGTATGAAAATGGTGCAATCATTAAAATAAATTCAGCGCCTAACACTAAAGAATTTAATAAATGGATTAACTTTATTCATAAAAAGAAATGAAAGCAATACTTCAACTATTCCTAGATTTCGGAAATGACTGTGATCTAGATGTAAACAACCATTTACTATTCTATGATCAGGATGATAATATCATTCACATTGAGCATTCAGGAGAGTTGATGATTGAGGATTATTTTGATGGCACTATTCAAGGAACTAAGGATAACGTTCAGGTGCTAGATGGCAGAGAGACAGTAGCTATTTTATTTGATGGTGATTATTCATTGGCTTTAGAAACAATTATCGAAAATGGATAAGAAGAAAGATGATTTGGTCATATTCACGATGTTGTTATGGTCAGCAGTTTTATTAATTATTGCATTTATTTTGATTTAAAATATTATTTTTATAACTTTAAACAATGTCCACATTTATTAACCAAAAACACATAGCGTATAGCCTGATGGGAGTGGACACCTTGAGGGCATACGCTTTTTTCATTATGAGTGATTTAGAATTACACCAAAAGAAATTACCAACCTTGCAGGAACTATATAGCGATCCCGAAGGTCTGGTAAAAACGGATGCTTTACAAGTTATCCTAAATGGGCAACCTCCGGCATCCTGGATTAAAACACATCCATTTATTAAAGGCTATAAGTATCTGCCTATTGATAAAATAGAATATTTGCTAAAGCGCATTTTTAAGAATTACAGAATAGAGGTCTTGCGTGAGGGTAGCTCATTCAATGGCGTGTATGTAGTGGTTCGTGTGCATTACCTTAATCCAATTAGCGGTCTTTGGGATTTTCACGATGGCATCGGAGCAGCGCAATTACAGACTGCGTCTGGTAAGTCTGCGGCTGATCTAGCGAACATTAACAATGGCGCTTTGTCAATGGCTTACCCATTAGCTAAAACAGTAGCCATAAAGGATGCCTGTGATCACTTTGGTACAACCTTTGGAAGTGATTTAAATAGAAAAGATACCATAGCATTTACATCAGATGATAAATTAATTATGGTTGCACAAAACAAAGAAGAGGACCGGATGCAAAAGCTTATTGAAAAGGCACAAGACCTGGAAACTCTTGAAACATTAAAAACTCATTTAACCGAAAACTTACAAAATCAATTTGATACAAAATGGAAGTCTTTAAAATAAGAGCATCATCAGCCGGTAAAATATCAGGCATAAAAGGATTAGGCGAAACAGGTAAAAGCTACTGCAAACAATGGCTAAAAGAAACGCTTTATAAAAGGCGTACTGAAATCAAATCTAAATATATTGATAAAGGTAACAGACTAGAAGAGGAAGGATTTACTCTGATGGCTTTGCAGTTAGACTTAGGAATGGTTTATAAGAATGATAAATACTATCAGGATGACTATTTCTGTGGGACTCCAGATTTAATACATAACGGAGTAGTTTATGATAATAAATGCTCCTGGTCCTTAGATACGTTTCCTATGTTTGAATCAGAAATACCAAATTCTGACTACTTTAATCAGTTGCAAGTATATATGCACTTGACTGGATGCACCAAAGCCTCTCTGTGTTACACTTTAATAGACGCAGACTATGATCTAGTCAGTCAAGCAGTAAAATGGCTTACAGAGCCTAAAAAGATATACAGTACGATTTTTAACATGGTTTATACAAAAGAAGCGTATAAGGTTTATTATGAGGAGTTTTGTGATGGATTTGAGGGCAATTTTATTGAGATACCAGAAGCTGACAGGATTAAAACCTTTGAGTTTGACTATGATCCTCAGGTAATTGAAAAGCTACAAGCTAGAGTAATTGAATGTAGAGATTATATTAATACACTAATTAAATAAACAAAATTATGACACCAGAAGAAAAAGCAAAATATTTAATTAGTATAAATTCGTTGGCTATACTTAGTGAAATAGGTAATAAGATAACTATGGATCAAATTAAAGAGATTGCTATACAATGTACTATAATATCAGTAGATGAAATAATTAATGCTTTAGATTTTAATAAATGGCAAAATGCAAAGCAAATTGGTTATTGGGAAGAAGTTAAACAAGAAATACAATAAATGAAAAAATATTTAAAGATACCAGACAAAAAGCGAATTGCTTTGACTCTGGAAATGATAGTTGGTAGGGGCGTAACTCCGGCTGATGCAAGTAAGTATTTAAACCTGTCAATGCCTAGCGTTTGCGGTTGGATGACTAAGTATTGGTTTTATCAAAAGCCTATTATTCCAGTAGTTATAACTCTAAAAAGCGATGTTTAATCATTTATTTCACAAGATAATTTTAAATCATATAAGAGGCAAGTCACTTGCTAAATATAAAATACAAGATATTTGCAATGCTTTAAAAAATTATTATGGCTAAAAAACATATTAAAACGGATGGGCATGGCTCGGCTCAGGAATTGGGCAAAGTTCAAGAATACAAAGTCAAACCAAAAAAGTATAAATCAGACATTATCGAAAACTATTTAAAAGCTAGAGATCAATTATTTTGGTTAGAAGGTACGCCAGATCAAAGGTTAGAAATTGAGCAAAGATGGAAAGCATAAAAAGAGATCCTATGGAAATGTACCATAGCCGTAAAACTGCAAAAGTGGTAAAACCGACAACTGTACGTACCGAATGGCAAGAGCAACTAGCGTTCTGTAAATGGTTAAAAATGCAATACCCAGATGTGCGCTTTAGATCAGATATTCAATCAGCCGGGAAGCTGACACCTGCTATGCAAAATATTAAATTAATTATAGATCCGTTTAGAGGTTTTCCAGATATTACTATTTATTTAAAGCGAGGCAAATTTTGCGGTCTTATGATTGAAATGAAGCGAGTAAACTCTGGTCTTTATCTTAAAGATGGTAGCCTGTCTAATTCAAAACACGTACAAGAGCAGGGTAAAATGCATGAGTTTTTACGCGATAATGCATGGAAAGTTGAGTTTGCAGAGGGAATGGATGGGGCAATAGATTTATTTGAAAATTATTTGTTATATTAGCTTTAGAATTTAATCCCATTGTATTTGATTAGGGACTTATACACATGGAAACTATAACTTATATATCTGAGTAGTATCCCTAATACTTCCAGATTTTCTTAAACTATGGACATATCATGTCAAAAATGTGGACTTGTTGGCGACTATAACGAACAACAATCCGGACCACATAAAAGCGCCTACTGTAATGGATGCGGAAACTACATTAAACATCTACCACAGAACAAACCAATTACTCTATACTTTGGTAAGTACAAAGACCGAGAACTTTCAACTCTTCAATCAGATGACGAATTAAAGTATCTTATCTGGTTATCTCAGGCTCCAGGACTCAAGCCTAAATTAAAAACTGCCATTGATGCTCATATAAAGAAATCATGACAGATCCAAACATATCGTATTTTAACAATATAGCACATACCAAAAAAGGTATGAGTTTGACATTTTCGGACTTTTTAGAAAAGATCAAAGATGGTTTTTGGCAAGATCAGGTCTTAAAATATAGGAATGAAAAGACACAAGAAAGCAAAAAAGCATTGCCTTATGTCACTATTTCTGGATTATTTAAAGAGCGTAATTCTAGCCTGTTAACTCAGCATTCTGGGTTTATTGCTATTGACATTGATGGATTAAAAGACATAAATATTGTGCGCGAGCAGATATGTTGCGATAATAATTTCTATGCAACATTTGTATCATGCGGTGGTTCTGGTCTTTGTGCCATAGCTAAAATCAATCCTAAGCTACATTTAGAGAGTTTTAACTACTTGAGCAAATATCTCTACACAAAATACAACATTATAGAAGTAGACGAAAAATGCAAAGATGTAAGCCGGGCA